ATGGTTGCAAACCCATTTGCCGAAGGCGATGTTACCAATCAAGGTCTGGGTAGACTCAAGACCAATAGCAACCGCTACTACAGAAGAGTTGCTGTTAAGAACCTCATGTGATTTAATTCACATAGAGTTCAAGGGGGGCGATGCCCCCCTTTTTTTATCTAAATAATAATAACTTTACCTTGAATTTGTAACGTAGTGGCGTCAGCATTTTCCAATCAGATACAAAATAGAAATTTTTTATCTCCTGTTGGATTTAGTTTTAGTCTTGCAAAAGAACCTAAAGTTGCATTTTTTTGCAATTCTGCAAGAATACCTGAAATTCAATTGGGAACTGCAACTCAACCATCATACTTAAAAAATCTTGATATTCCAGGAGATAAGATTAGGTTTGGAGATCTGGTGATTAGATTTTTAGTTGATGAAAATATGAGTAATTACATGGCGATTCATAATTGGATCACAGGACTTGGATATCCAGAAACAACAGAACAGTTTGCAGATTTGGTCAGAGATCAAGATTCTTTAAGAGATGATAAAAAAGCATTTAGTGACGGATCACTAAAAATTTTAAATAGTAATTATAAAGAAGTTGCAAATGTAAGATTTAATGATCTTTTTCCAATATCATTATCTTCTTTAGAGTTTCAGTCAACACCAGAAGACATAGTATACTTTACAGCAGAGGCAATATTCAAGTATACTGTATATGACATTTATGCTCCAGACGGAAATCGTTTATGAATCTTGATGAAATTCAGGAAATGTGGCAGAGAGATTCTATCATAGATCCTGATAATTTGCACGATGAATCTTTAAAAATTCCTCAATTACACGCTAAGTATTATACAATTTACAATACAATTATTTTGCTAAGAGAAAAAGCAAGAGAAACTTATAATAAAGTAAAACTGGATAGATATAACTACTACACCGGAAAGGCACCTGTAGAGGTTTATGTTGAGGAACCGTTTCCTTATAAGGTTAGAGAAAAGGACGCTTTACAGAGGCATATGGATGCCGATGAGAGACTTTTAAAAATAGATATGAAGATTAGATATTATGACACCATGTTGAAGTTTTTAGAAGAGATCATTAAGACTGTTTCTAATCGAACTTATCAAATTAAAAATGCTATTGAATGGAATAAATTCCAAGCAGGATTTAATTAACTTTTTTATCACCAATAAATATTCATAACTGATATTTTATGAATGTCTCATTTGGTGATATCAAAAAAGAATGAGGTATATCTTCAGGTAAAGGCAGAACCGCACATTTACTACGAACTTGCGGATCAATTTACCTTTGATGTACCAGGCGCAAAATTTATGCCCCAGTTTCGCAACAAATACTGGGATGGTAAAATTCGACTATTCAATACTCAAAATGGAGAAATCTATGTTGGGTTGTTAGATAAACTCATTCGTTTTTGTGAGAATCACGATTACACATACGAATTTGTAAATAATAAATTTTACGGACTACCTTTTGAAGTTAACAAATTGATTTCAAAAGAAGGTGTGAAAGATTATATGACTTCTATTTGTTCTCATACTCCACGCGATTATCAAATAGAGGGAGTATACGACGCCTTAAAACATAATAGAAAATTATTGATATCTCCAACTGCTTCGGGAAAGTCATTGATGATATATTCAATTGTGAGATATTACGTTGAGAGAGGGCAAAATACTCTGATAGTTGTTCCAACGACTTCCCTTGTAGAACAAATGTATAAAGATTTTGCAGATTATGGATGGGATGTTGGTTCATACTGCCATAAAATATATGCTGGAAAAGAAAGAGAAACAGACTCTCAGGTAATTATCACAACCTGGCAGTCCATCTATAAACTTCCCAGACAATATTTTTCAAGATTTAATGTAGTTGTGGGAGATGAAGCACACCAGTTTAAGTCTAAGTCATTAATATCTATAATGACAAAACTTTTTGATGCAAAGTATAGATTTGGATTTACTGGAACACTTGATGGATCTCAAACACATAAATGGGTTCTAGAAGGTTTATTTGGGCCTTCTTATAAGATTATTCGCACCGATGAACTAATGCAAAAAGGTCACGTTGCTAAACTGGATATTAATATTCTTCTATTGAAACACCCACCAAATAAGTTTGAAACTTTTGAAGATGAAGTTCAATATATCATCAATCATCAAAAAAGAAATAAGTTTATAAAAAATCTTGCTCTTGATCTAAAAGGAAATACTTTAATACTTTTTTCTAGAGTAGAATCTCATGGAGAACCTTTATACAACCTAATAAATAATAGCAAAATTGATAATCGTCATGTATTTTTTGTTCACGGTGGAGTTGATACAGAAGATAGAGAAAAAATTCGTGAAATTACTGAAAAGGAATCCAATGCAATTATTGTTGCATCGTATGGAACTTTTTCTACAGGAATTAACATTAAGAATTTACATAACGTTATTTTTGCATCACCTTCAAAGTCTAGAATCCGTAATCTCCAATCAATCGGAAGAGTTTTAAGAAAAGCGGATCAAAAAACAAAAGCAACTTTATATGATATCGCTGATGATATTAGTTATAAAACAAGAAAAAACTATACTTTAAATCACTTAATAGAAAGAATAAAAATATATAACGAAGAAAACTTTAATTATGATATTGTAAACATACCTATAAAAGACTAATGGGAGAAGAGTTTTATTGTGTTTTAAAATTAGTATCAGGTGAAGAAGTATTTTCCTTAATTTCGATTGATGAAAATGATGGGGATCCTATTGTAATACTTCAAGATCCTGTTGTGATGAATGTTATTGAAAGTCCAGTAGGTACATTTATGAAAATTAAACCATGGATGGAACTTTGTAAAGATAATTTTTTTATGATCAAGTTGGATAAAATTATAACAATGACTGAAGTAACTGAAGATGAAAATAACTCATTAATTGAAACTTATAAAAAGTATTTAAATAATGAAGAATCTGAAGTTGATATTACTGGTAAAGTTAAAGTCTCAAACGATATGGGGTACTTATCTTCAGTAGAAGATGCTCGTAAGAGACTTGAAGTGTTGTTTAAGGGTCTTAAAGATAGCTAAGCCCCTATCTTCAAAGGGGACAAACCTAGTCTACTGCTATTCTGATGTCTTGTCAAGCCCCCTATAATCTGGTATAATATGGATAACTTATAATTCATAAAAAGATGTTATGTCAAAGAAAAAATCAGAACATTACGTAAACAACAAAGAGTTTTTAGAAGCACTTATTGTTTATAGAACCAAGATTGAAGAAGCAAAACTTAAAGATCTTCCTAAACCTAGGATTACGAATTATCTTGGAGAATGTTTTCTGAAGATTGCAACTCACCTATCATATAAACCAAATTTTGTGAATTATATGTTTAGGGAAGAAATGATTAGTGATGGAATTGAGAATTGTATTCAATACATTCATAACTTTGATCCGAACAAAAGTAGTAATCCATTTGCATACTTTACTCAGATTATTCATTATGCATTTCTCCGTAGAATTCAGAAAGAGAAGAAACAATTAGAAATTAAAACAAAAATTATTGAAAGAAGTGGATATGATGAAGTTATGGTAGTTGACGATAGTTTCATGTCATCCTCTTCTTCAAATTACAATACTATTAAAGATAATATTCAACAAAAAAATTACCGATGAAGATTGCTATCATTACCGATACTCATTATGGTGCTAGAAAGGGATCTAAGTTCCTTCATGATTATTTCGAACTCTTTTACAAAAATGTATTTTTTCCTACTTTGGAAGAATATGGTGTAGAATCTGTGATTCATATGGGTGATGCTTTTGATAGTCGCAAATCAATTGATTATCAAAGTTTAGAATGGTCTAAAAAAGTCGTATTTGATCCTCTTAAAAAATACGATGTCCATATGATTATCGGTAATCATGATACTTACTATAAAAATACAAATAGTGTAAATTCGCCAAATCTTCTTCTGCAAACTTATAATAATGTTAAAACTTATAGCAAACCTACGGAAGTAAATGTTGGTGGATTAGATATTTTATTTTTACCTTGGATCAATCAAGAAAATGAAACTGATACTTTTAAACTTGTTCAAAAGACAAAATGCTCATGTGTGATGGGGCATCTTGAATTTCAGGGTTTTAGAGTTAATCGACAACTCGTTATGGAACACGGTTTGGATAGTGCAATATTTCAAAAGTTTGATAGAGTCTATTCTGGTCATTACCACACGCGATCAAATATAGGTAATATTTTTTACTTAGGAAATCCTTATGAAATTTATTGGACAGATGTAAACGACACTCGTGGGTTTCATATTTTCGATACTGAAACCTTAGAACATGTTTCTATAGACAATCCTTACAAATTGTTTCATAACATTTATTATGAGGATACTCCGTATCAAACTTTTAATTCTTCACAATATCAAAATAAAATTGTTAAAGTTATTGTTCGTAAAAAATCCAAACAAAAAGATTTCGAAAAGTTTTTAGATAAACTTTATGAATCTGGAGTTCAAGAACTAAAAATTATTGAAAATTTTGATGTTCAAAATGTAGAAGATTTTAAAATTGATGAAGAA